GTGATGCTATGGATAATGCAAATGAACTTTATATTACAGCAAGTGGTGATGGATTTGGTGGAGAATTTTGGAGAAATCTTTTAAAATCTATTAATATGGAGAAATATCCTAATACAAGGAATTTACATTTACATACAAATGCTAATGGATGGACTAAAAAGATGTGGAATAGTTTAAGTAATTTACATGACATTCCACGAATAACTGCTGAAATTAGTATTGATGCTTGTACTGAAGAAATTTATAATAAAATTAGAGTAGGTGGTAATTGGAAAACATTACAAAAGAATTTACATTTTATATTTACAGAAATACCAAATTTGGATTTTGTAAGAATGACATTTGTTGTACAAGATAATAATTATAAAGAGATGATAGGTTTTATAATGATGTCAAATTATTTTCAAAAATTAAATGGTATGAAAACTGAAGTGAATTTTATTCACATAAATAATTGGGGAACATTTACCGATGATGTTTGGAAAATAAAAAATATAAATCATAAAGAACATCCAGAACATAAAGGTTTTTTAAGTGAAATTGAAAATGTAAAATCTTTACGAAAGAAATATAAAAATTTACAAATTTATACAAATATAGAGGAAAAAAAATGACTACGAAACCAATGAAACCATTAGGAAAAAAACAAAAAACTGTAGATTTATCAAAGGCAGATACTTTACAATGTGAAAAATGTGATAATTATTTATTTATTACTTCATTTGTAATTAAACGAATATCTGCAATTATGTCACCTAATGGACAAGAAGGACTTATACCTGTTCAAGTTTATAGTTGTGGTAATTGTGGAGCAGTTCCGAAAAAGTTATTAGAGGGTAGTGGACTTGAAAAGTCTGTTTGACCACATAAAACAAATTACTAATGTACAGAATCCTATGTATTGGGATACTCTTACGGAGTCTGATAAAAAGACCTGGAGTAACTATATGGTTCATAGATTTCTTAGTATGAAATCAGAGTGGATTGAAGTTGTAAATGAAATTCAAAAGTATTGGGAAATAAAACCAAAGAATCTTTATCAGTTTTATATAGATGTATTACCACGAAGTAGAACATTTCTTAGATACACAAAATCAAAAAAGAAATCAAAAGTAGAGAAGTGGGCAATGGAACATCTAAAAGATTATTTTGAATGTAGTTCACGAGAAGTGGAACAACACTTAGAAATATTAACAAAAGAACAAGTTACAGCTATTATCATGAAATATGGTGTTGATGATAAACAACTTAAAAAAATGTATAGGAGATGAAATGAAAATAATAACAGATTCTAAGACGGTTAAGAAATATACGAAAAATGATCCTAAACTGTCAGTAGTTGAACAAATGGAACTTGAATGGCCATTAATGACACAAGAGTTCAAGAAGATACAACAAGAACAATATGAATTGTTTTTACTTAAACAACATGATTACGGCCCTGGTAATATATCAGTTGGAACACAATTACAAACTAAAGAAGAAGTAAGATTATCCCTAATGGGTCTTTTTTTCAGGATGAATGACAAAATACAACGAGTTAAAACATTACTGATGAATAACAGAGAGTCAGCTGTAAAAGACGAACCATTAGAAGATGCATTTCTTGATGTATCCAACTATGGAATAATGGCAACAATAGTTAGTCGTGGTAAATGGGGAAAGTAAGTTATAGTCAATTGTCTATGTGGACTCAATGCCCACATAGATGGAAACTAAATTATATAGACGATCTTGGTACATTTACTGATAACATCTATACTTTATTTGGAACATCTGTGCATGAAACTATACAGGCATATCTTGTGTGTTATTATGGTAAGACTATTAAGGAAGCAGATTCATTACCTATGTATGATATTTTACAATATAGAATGGAAACTAATTATAAAGATGCAGTAGAGAAGTCTGAAGAGGAGTTAGATATTACTTTAGGTGATATGAAATCTTTTTATAAAGATGGTTGTGATATTATAGATGAATTTATAAAACACAAATCAAGTCATTTCCCAAAGAAAAATACAGAGTTGGTGGGTATTGAGATTAGTTTGAATGAAGGACTTGATAAAAATATTGAATTTAGAGGATATATGGATGTGGTGATTCATAATAAGAGTACTGGTCGTATAAAAATTATAGATATTAAAACATCTACAATGGGTTGGAATAAATATATGAAAGCTGATAAGAATAAAACTAATCAGTTATTATTATATAAATATTTTTTCTCTAAAAGTATGGAAATTCCCATAGATAAAATTGATATTGAATATTTAATATTGAAGCGAAAATTATATGAGAATTTTGATTATCCTCAAAAACGAGTACAAACATTTTCACCAGCAAGTGGGAAACCAAGTATAAATAAAGTTATCAATAATCTAAATGAATTTCTTTCAAGTGGTTTTGATGAAAAAGGTAATCATATTAATAAAACTTACAGAAAAATAGTATCTCAAAAAAATTGTAAGTGGTGTGAATTTAAAGATTTACCACAACATTGTGATAGGAAACAATAATGACAGGATATGTAAACAGTACTATAAGAATGAAATTATCTGATTTTTTGGGTAAACCATTTGAAGATGAGGTATATGAGAAATTATCACATTTAGTTTCGGTTAGTGCTCATCCATTTCCAATATATTTTTGGTATGATGGCGCGAAGAAAGAAGTGAGTCCAAAACAAATGAAAGGTTTTATAGATAAGTGGGAATCCAGGGACAGTATAAGTACTAAAACTTTAATTAGAACAAGCTTTTTTGATAATTTTAATGAATTTATATGGTGGGATATTAGACCATATAATATGGAGAGACCAAAATGGGTACGATGTAGTTATGAATATTCAAATCCAAAAGGTATATTAGATGGTATAGATAATTTATTATCTTTTTATAAGTTCGTTACAAATCAACAAGATAAAAGACAGAAACGGAATGACGATGAAAGTAGCAATTATAGGATCACGTAGTTATACAAATACAAAAAAGATAAAAGATTTTGTTTTCATACTAAAAGAAAAGTTTGGAGATGAATTAGAAATAGTTAGCGGTGGACAAAAGGATGGTTCTGATGGGTATGCTAAGAAATTTGCATTAGAATTTGATATAAAGTATAGTGAATTTCCACCACAACACTATCCACATAATATGCATTGTGTTAGGCCAAATTATGATTATGGAAAACCTTATTATGTGTCAAACTATTTCAAAAGAAACAAACAAGTTGCAGAGTATTCAGATAGAGTAGTTGCATTTGTTACAAATCCAAATAAAATAACGAGTGGAACTTTATCCACTCTACAATATGCAGAAAAAATGAATAAAAAATCAATTATTATTGATTGAATATATATTTATATATAGAATATATACATATATAAAATAAATGGAGTTATATTATGAACGAAGTTAAATTGACTTCGGTAAAAGTTATCACAGAACTATATAAAAAATTCAAGAATAAAACTATTGACGATGAATTTTCATTGCAAAAATTAGTAAATAGAAGTTTGAATATGTTTGTGTATGACGAGAAGTTTAAAAATAGTGTTTTGAAATATAAAGATTTACACCAAAGTGGTAGTAAATTTTAATTAAATTAAAGGTTATAACATATGGCGGATATTAAGTTACCGAAGTTAAAAACATCAAAAAACCGTAGAAAAAAGAAAAAAATATTATTGTTATCTGATGATTTGAGAATGTCCAGTGGTGTAGGAACTATGTCACGAGAAATTGTGATGAACACAGCTGATAAATATGATTGGGCCCAAATTGGGGGTGCAATAAAACATCCTGATAGTGGGAAAATTGTAGATATGAATGAACCTGTACGTGAGGAAAGTGGGGTAGATGATGCATATTTAAAAATATATCCAGTTGACGGTTATGGAACTCAAAATCTTTTACAGGAAGTAATGGAATTAGAACAACCAGATGCAATCTTACATTATACAGATCCAAGATTTTGGGGATTTTTATATGGAATGGAACATGAAATTAGACAACATATTCCTATCTTTTATTATAATATTTGGGATGATTTACCTTATCCAAGATGGAATGAACCTTATTATGAGAGTTGTGATTTGATTATGAGCATCTCAAAACAAACTGTAAATATTGTTAATAAAGTTTGTCAATTTAAACCAAGAACAGATTGGGATTCTACATATGTACCACATGGAATAAATGAAAAATATTTTTATCCAATTACAGATGAAAAAGAACGATTGGAAATGAATAAATTTAGAAATGAAATTTTTCAAGGTAAACCAATTGAATTTTCATTGTTGTATGTGAATAGAAATATTCGTAGAAAGATGCCAGGTGATTGTGTATTGGCATTTAAACGGTTTTGGGATACTGTACCTGAGGATAAACGAAATAAAGTTGGTTATATAATGCATACTCAACCTCAAGATGAACATGGAACTGATTTACCTGCACTTATTAAGGAGTTGGCACCCGATTGTAATATAGTATTTAGTGGGGGTAAACTTGATAGTAGACAAATGAATTTTCTTTATAACATATCAGATGTAACAATGAATATTGCATCGAATGAGGGATTTGGAT